CCAAAGTGCCGAGAAACCTTCTGCGTCATCTCCCATCGAGAGTTTCCACCGGCTCCTGTAGTTAAAACTAAATCGTCATCAGAAGCATTCGGGCAATCTGAACAAAAGTTATAAAAAGCCTCTTTTTCTGTGATGTAGCAAAGCGGAGCGTCAGTGCCAACAGGCTGGCCTGCTTTTGCCGCAACTACAGTGGCGTAGGTGGTGAACCCCGGTGTGGTTATCTTCTGCAATCCGCTTGCTAGCAGAGGGTTGAATAAGTCAGTTCTGGTCATGTTACGTCCTCACAATCGAAGTGATAACTGCCTTGGTTGCATCAACATAGTTGATAGTAAGCGTTGCGACAGTAGCGGCGGCAAGCTTATAAACCCACACATCACTTGTGGCATTAAATGTTGGATATAAACTATCATGTTTTACGGTTATCAAACCTGCGGCCATCTCATTTAGTCGAGTTGTTATTGCTGCAGTATTGGTGTTTGTTGTTCCTACAAGAGTTTCAATCCCATCAACATAACCGCCAAGAGTATCAAGCTTTGTGTTCGTAGAGGCCACAGCCGTTTCAATTCCGTCAACGTATCCTTCAATGGTCGTAAGCTGCCCTTCGATTCCGTCAACATACCCTGCAATGGTCGTGGCAATGTCGGTGTGAAGTGTATCGAGTTTAGTGTTTGTGCTTGTGACAAGAGTTTCAATTCCGTCTACATAGCCTTCGATTCCATCAACATAACCGCCAAGAGTGTCAAGCTTGGTGTTCGTTGAGCCGACAAGAGTTTCAAGGTCATCAACATATCCAGCGATAGTTGTCGCGATGTCGGTGTGAAGTGTATCGAGTTTAGTGTTTGTGCTTGTGACAAGAGTTTCAATTCCGTCAACATATCCAGCGATGGTTGTCGCAATGTCCGTATGAAGAGTGTCAAGCTTTGTGTGGGTGATGGTCTGGTTTGCTGCAGAGGCTAGGCCAGCCGGATCGAGTGTGACTGTAAAATCTGAGTCTCGAGGGACCAAGACGTCCCCCGAAGCAAATGTTCTATATGCCTTAGTCAAGTATACCGATATTCCCGCAGAGGGGAGTATCTTAAGCCGAATATTCGGACCCGAGATTCCGCTGCTTGCAATCATCCAAACTTGATAAGTTCCAGCTCCAGTAATTGGACCGTCCGTTCCGGTTAGGATCGTCTTCCAAGTAAGTCCCCCATCCATAGAGGTTTCTAATGTAAGTGCTGCGGTTCCTCCAGAGATAGAACCTACGACTACAGCTACCTTCAGGGTGGTTATATCATTTGAGGATAGAGCCCCCAAAGTAAGATATAGGGGAGCAGTATCTTTGATAACTCGCTGTGTGTTTTCTAATTTTAATTCTAGCAGTTGGTAGGACATTATTTAAGCCCCCTAACAGTACGTAAAATTTTAGTTATGCTGGCAGCAGTAGCGGCCCCAGCAACAAGCTTAAACCGGATATATGGCTTGATTGTGCTACTAGAAGCGGCTTTGTGCTCAGAGATCAGAGTAACCGTTACTGGAGAGCCTTGAGTTCCTCCGGACCCAAAGTCTACCGCTACTCCCACATCGGTCCATGCGGAGGAAATAGTGTCTGAAGATGGAGCATCTTGCATAACGAGGGTAACATCATTGGCCCCATATCGAGATCCCACAAAAGTGGAAAAAATACCATATACTGAGTCTAAATTAGAGATCTGGTAGGGTCCTACATATACAGTAGCCCCGGCAGCAACTTCCGTAGTTTCTGCTCCACCCCAAGAATCTCTACTTAAACTGCTCAAATTCTGGTAATTGTTGGACATCCGTTACTCCTTTAGTTTTCGTAGTTCTCCTTCGAGAGCCTCTACCGATTTATTAGCTAGATGTTTAGGTAAACTATTGTGTATCACCATAGTATTCTTTATTCTTTGTTCTCTTTTCATATCCGACTTCAGCAATAACTCAGCAGCTTTTAGCTTCACGGACAGGATTTTTGAGTCCATTTCTTCGGTGGGGTCTAGATCCAACATATCTATTACTGTCTCAGCAGCTTTATTCTTAGCTTTATGCATAGTAAGTATAAAAGAGTCAGGTACTAGAAGCCACTCAAAAAATCCCGGAGTTCGCATCCATACAAGTATCTCACACATGGAAAATGGAGAGATATACGTTTCTAAGACATCCAAGGAATCAAAAGTAAGTTTCCCTAGAACTTGTGGATTCACTCTTTCGTGGAGTAGTAATCTCAGCATGGTTTGCCTATCACTAGGAGCAAATGCTGTTATTTCTTCCACAAGTAAAAGGTCTAGATCTCTACTCATAGTTCTCTCGTGCTGGACGTACGTGGTAGTTTCGAGTACACTGAACATACCATACCACAGGAGGCCCACCATGGCTAATCGAATAAGAGATAAAGTTACTACTGCTGGGGGTAATAGAGCTTATAATATGGTCAGATCCGAAATAGTCAAAGGTAAGGATGGCTACGGAAAAGTAGTCAGCGTTGCTCGAGAACGTATGATGGAGAAGCTTGGACGTGACCCCGGATACAATGTAGTGGCTGCTCACGACCATGGGGGTTCCCACTTCGAAAAGGATGGGGGAGAATTTGATGTTGCTACTCGAGCAGAAAATACTTCCGAATCAAACAGGGCACGTAAAATTAAGGATAAAATAAAGGGAGCGAAAAAATTATGAGCTTAGACAGTCTGTGGGAGGCTTCGGCTCCCTGCTCTTCGAATAGTGGAAAACCTGAAGCCATACTCAAAATAGTACAAGGTAAATACAGAGATAAATTTACCCCTAAAAAAGAGACTAAAAAACCTTCTCGGGAAGATGCAGGCAAGAAAATACGAGACAAGATAACCCCAAATACACGGGATAAGCCTAAGACAACTGTAAAAGAAAAGATTTATCTATTTAGTAAATAATTTTGGATGCAAGGTAGAGTATGGAAGATAGAAAGCTAGAGATAATAGCTCAGTACCAAGAAGAGGTGCTGAAGCAAAGGTCGAGACTTCTAAAAATATTTATTCCTGACAAACCTACTGAGGTTCCATTTGAGGCTCAGATTAAGTTTTTGGCGGATACTAATCTCTCCAAAATTGCTAAGTGCGGAAACCGAGCTGCCAAGACATTTACCGAAATGCGAGATTTAGCGTGGAAAATTACACGTACGCATTGGTATCGACAAGACTATAATGTATTTAACATCAAAGACAAGAAGTGGATGAACAAACTAGATACCGAAGAATTAACTTCTAAGTATCTAGCCACCAAGCCAGAAACTCACTGGATGGTAGGACCCACCTACGACTTCGTAAATCAAACCATGTGGGGAATGTATCTTGAGAAGATGATTCCTGCTTGGTTTATTGAAGACATAAAGAAGACAAATCAAGGCAATCTAGACACCATTCTATTCAAAAATGGGGATGTGCTGAAATGTAAAACATATGCCCAGCAAGACACCACCAAAATGGGCTTCATTGTAAACAACGTGTACGTTGACGAAATGCCCCCCGATGTGATGACGATTACTGAACTTGTAGTTCGTACTTTCGACTGCGATGGACAAATCACAATGGGATTCACCTCCCTAGTACAGAACGAAGCTATCCGGGAATATGTGGATAAATCTTGTGATGAAGGAACAATGAGCCTTCACCAGTGGAGCATTTACGACAATCCATGGTACTCGCTGCACCCAGAACGCCTTGCTCGTGTTCTCGCTGAGTACAAGAACATGTCGGAAGAAGAAAGAAACGCACGACTCAAGGGTGATTGGTATTACGAGAAACCAGACAAAGCAGTGTTCGAAGGACTAGATCCCGAGGTCGTGGATGATTTCCCGATTCCGAAACATTGGCGACAAATTCGATACACCGACCCAGCTTCCCATGTAACAGGTCACGCCATCTTCGCTGAAGACCCAGACACAGGTACTTGGTACGTCACTCATGGAGTAGAAATCACATGGGGGACTATCGCTCGTGCCTCGGATATCCTGTCCGTAATCGAATCTATGAAACCCCACCCTAGATACACCTATTACGCGAGTGTGTACGATAATGCTGAAGCATGGTTCGGTGCCGAAGGCAAGCCCTATGGGTACCGCCCCTGCATTGTCAAGAATCGAGAAGCCGCCCAGATGCAGACTCGAAACGCAATAGGTAATGGTCGGGTCAAATTCTTTAGGATTGGTGCGGGGGAAGCCCTAAAGCAACTTACCAACTATCGGTTTAAGTCTGACGGTAGCGGTAATGTGGTTAAGAAGAAGGATCACATACTAGATTGCGTCATGTACTTCTGTCGAGAGATACCTGAACCACTACCCCAAGCAATCCAACAGCCAACTGAGAGAGAAGACATAGTTGCAAAACACTTCGAAAAGATGCAGAATCCCAAAAGAGTAAACCCGAAACTAAAATTATTCGCGTCGAATCCATTAACTTCCCGCGCTATCAGATCTAGGAGCTTCAGATGATTTTATGGGCAATTTGCGGTCTTTGCATTTTGTTAGTCGTATTGGTATTCTTAGTAGCAATCAAACTACATAGGGTGGAGACTAAGCTGGCCCTCTATGTTTCCTATCTTGCGGATAAGCAAGTAGACATGGAGAAGAACTTGAACACGCTAGCTAAAGTGATGCACATCTATGAAGAAGCAACACAACTAGTAAAGAAAAAATACAACGCCACGCAAATACAAGAACGATTCCAACGGGCACCGAGGTAATAAGTAATGGCAAAAGTTCGGATTCTTTCAGAAGAAGAATTTATTAAGGGCTTGGAAAATAAATTCAAAGAAGCTAGAACCAAGCATGACAAGCTAAAAACCGAGTTCAATATTTGTGAGATGGCATATCAGTGCATCAATGATAAGGTAAAGGGTGGACTAGACGCAGGTCTAGCTACTCAATTCCTATTCTCTCCACAAAATGAAGAACACACTATGCCCATGATAGAGGGACTAGACACCATAAAAGCGGTGCTATTCCTCCACTCTAAGATGTGCATCTCTGACCCCATTGTAACTGCGACTCCGAGAAAGCAGGACTCTTCTACTAAGAAGGCTGCAAGGTATGCCGAAGGGTATATCAAATACGCTAAAGACCATACTGGACTGCAAGAAAATATTGAGTCTGGTGCTTACCTGAATACCTGTATTTATGGCACGGGAGTAACCTTTATTGGCTGGGATCCTAATGGGGGAGAATTCCCTCTCGAAGTCACAGAGGGGGAAGAGAATCCCGAGGATATTCAGATTAAGATGGAGGGGGATTACGACATTCGAAATGTTAACCCCAAAAAATGGTTTCCGGATTCCAATGCTACTAACTACGAAGAGATGAATCACTGCTTTGAAGAAGTAGAAAGTCCCAAAGAAGAAGCTTTCTACATTTTCAATGCCCCAGAGAAACAAGAAATCCTTAGGACCGCCATTGCGGGTGGAGTAAATACCACTAGCGACAACCCAGAAACTCGTAGCACGGTTACGCTGTACCACTATTGGGAAAGAGGGCGTCCATGGAATGGGTTCTTAGGATGCCATGCCATTTTTGTGAATCCCGAAAGCCCTAAACTTCTGTATCGTGGACCACTACCTTTCAAGCATAAAAAGCTTCCGTTTTCTGTGATTACGGATATAGATATCCCGGATAACGTCATGGGCATGAGTAGAATTATCTACGCCTATCAAGTACAGATGTGCATCAATAATCTTATTACTATGGTAATGAACAACGCCTCACTATTCGGAACCGCTAAGTATCTTGCACCAGAAGGATCTCTAAGTGATGACGCGGATAATGACCCCTCTGTGATTGGTACGTTCAACCCAGCTACGGGTGGGAAACCTGAATTCTTCCGTCCAGTAAACGTCACTCCGGATGTCTGGAAAGGGTATGACATACTCAAGCAGTATATCAATAATGTCTACGGTATGAATGAATTTTCACAAGGACAAATTCCTCGTGAGCTCTCATCCTATGCGGTACAACTTGCGCTAGAGATGGACGATAAATACCGTATTCGACTATTTAATAAGAAGAAACTATTCCTTAGAAACGCATACCAAACCCTTCTCGAAGTTACACGTCAGTATATGACAGACAGCAGAAGGCTTCACATTTCAGGGGTTGAAGAATTCCAAGATGATGAGTACTTCAAATCATCCATGTTGGATGGAGACTATGAGTTATGCGTAGAATATGGTGCATACATTCCCGTAGATCCAGCCGCTAGAAAGCAGCAGATTCTTGAGTTTATCAAGTCTGGATTCTTCAAAGAAGCCGGTGGAGATATGAAGAAAGCTGCATCCCTATTGATTGACGGGTCTATGATTACAGTCCGAGATGTAATCGGACAAGCGCGTAGAAGACAGCAAGCAGAAATTTCTCGCCTGATTAAGGGCGAAAGAGTTAACGTAGAGCCTTGGGATAGAGATGAAGATCACGCAGCAGAGATTGAAGATTTCTGCGGTTCAGCAGAGTTTGAATTACTCGAC